ATATCAATGGGCTGAGCCAGGCTGGCGGTGCTGGACTGCCCTGCGGTAGCAGGTGCTGACCCAGTTTGCGGTGTTGCCACATATGCTGATGCAGACGCCACTTTATTTTGTGATGCTATCAGTTGTGCACCGGCCAACGCTGTTAAAATATAATTTGTAACTGCTGTTTTAGTTCTGGCAGGATTGCCTGCGCTGTCTTTAACTTCTTTTTCGGCTGCGGCCAATTCTGCCTTCAGATTTTCTTTCTGGGTGGTATTTTTAACGTCGGCCGATGAAATTGTGCGATAGGTAGTTGAATCGCGCATGGCAGTTTTTTGCGTTGCCCAGTTTAAGAAGTCATCCATGTAACTAGCTGGAACACTGGCAGGTATTTGTGGTTTTGTTGAATTTGCTGGTTGGGTGGTTGGATTTGGATTAGTTCCTGCTCCCGGCACCTGAAATGGCGCAGTTGGCATTGCTGTGCCTGTTGGTTTGGCAGGCGTTGTTGCAGGTTGTCCAGGTTTTGTTGGATTTGGATCGGTTCCTGTGCCGGGCACCTGGAATGGTTTCAATGGCATTGCTGTGGGTTGTTGTACAGCCGGTGCCATGTAAGGATTGGGTCGACCAGTTTGTTTTTCTAATTCCTGTTGTTTTGCTTGTATCTGTTGTTGTACAGCAGGAGGCAAGTCCGACAGTGCAGTCATTGTTTTGCCGCCCAGCTTGGCCGCACCGGTTTTTTTATTGTATGTTCCGGGTGTGGCCACTGCGGTATCTTCTGGAACTGCCTGTGCCTGTGCCTGTACCTTGGATCTAGGATCTTTAAGCCATTCGTCGGCATACTGTGTTGCTAATTTGACCATCTGTGGTTCTTTCATCACAGCGGCTAATTTTTGTTTAGGGTCAAGAATACCTGCACTGGCTGCAGAAGACTGTCGATCTTGTCCAGTGGCATCAGCAACAGCATTGCTCACTGAAGTTTTAATTGCATCCCAGCCTGCGCCTTCGTTGGTGCGACGTGGACGATTTAACTCATGAATTTGCATCAGTTTTTCTCACGGTTCTTGTAAATTTGCCAGGGTCGCGCAGGTTGATGGCATTGATCAACTTGCGTTGCAAATTTTTAGCTACTTCGGGCTCATAACTGGAGTCAATCTGCTCCAGCAAGCGTATAGCACTGGCAATGATGTTACTAGCACGATTTTCAATCACATGGCGGGAGTCGCGCTCCACATACATGCTGTCTAATTCTTCTAATAAACTACGAGTTTTCTTTTGCATTTTAGTCCCGAACCCTTTGTATTATTTATCGTATAGGGTTTTGAAATGATTTTTAGGATTTATCTATTAGTTGTAGACATAACGCTGATCAAGTGACAATTCTAACTCTGCTTCGTAATATCGTTGTACCGGAATAGATTGCCAAAAATCATTAGCATATAGAAATTTGTTTATTTCTTTCCAACGATGCAAACTGTCATATGTGTTGTGCCCATTTACTAAATGTTGAAATTGTACATTGTTTTCAACTATTTCATTAAATTCAATATTAATTGCACCAGGTACTGGACTAAAAGGTATTATATAATTTTTAGCTGTTTCTCTTTGTTTATCTACTAGGTCCATCCCGGCCAATTGCCAAGGCGTACTATTAAAATAGTAATGATAAAATGCTCGTACCCACCGATAGATTCGAGATCTATAGGTCATTGTGGTCACACAGATAACTTGATTAAATATATCAAGATCTATGTTGCCAGGCCAACAGTGTGTGCCTACCCATTGATCGTTGGATAATTTTAAACTATTTAACTTATTAATAAATTGAGTTTTGTCAAAATCTGTTAGTACTGTGGCAGAGTCTCCAATTTTTCCAAGACTATGTGCTACACTGTTAATACCATTATTAATTGGGTTTATCAATGAAAAAGTGTCAGATAATATATCAACCAACAACCCTCCACAAGTGTAGTGCGGAAAACAAACTAAATTCATGACTGTTTAATTTGCCCAAGAAGTTGTTTTAGTTTAGCACTTTGGACATCTGCTGTGACTTTTTCTGCTGCCTCAGGTTTTAATTCTTTGCCGCCTGATTGATAATCCCAAGCGTGAGTTCCTGTCGGCTTTTCCCACCGGGTAGATGTACTGCCAGTTGTTTCGGTGTCAGCAGCCCGGAGTTGGCTTTTTGCTTTGATTGAGTCCATAAGTGAACTTTGTGGTCGGTTGTACCCGGTTCCTTCGTCCCCGCCTTCATCAGTAATGCGCATAGTTTCAATGTTATACTCCAAATCAATTTTTTGACCAACGCCGGTCGAGCTTCGAGATTTCATACATTGTATCTGATACTTGCCACGCTCTTTCATAGCACGACTAGTAAAGATACCAAACACATTGTCTGCTGTGTTAATTTTACTGATACCACCTGAAATATGACTGTGATCAAATTCAATTTCTTCCACCGCACTACGATTCAACTGCGATGCAGTAACCATTAACACACCCAGTTCCTTGGCCAAGTTACGCAGTTCCTCACTCACATATTTGTCTTTGACAAACAAGTCATTGGGACTAACTTTGGCTGACACTGGCATCAGCAGGTCCAGGTAGTCAATCATCATGAAGTCAACTTTGATACCTGTTTGTATCTGTACTTCTTTGATGTAACTGCGGATGTCATTGATATTGCTCTGTGCCGGCAATGCTTTCACACGATACTGTCCAGATTTCTTAGCAACCAATTTAACTTTAAGTTCAGTTGTGTCAATGTCCTTACGGATATCTTTGGTGCTCATGTTTGTTAACATAGCATCTGTGCGCAGACTAGTGAGTTCTTCTGAAAGCTCTAGTGTGATATAAACACCACTGAGTCCTTGTTGCAACCAGTTCAACGCAATGTTCATCATGACCAAACTCTTACCAGACCCTGATCCACCCGCAAAGATGTTCAGTTCACCGCGACTGAATCCGCCATACAACAGCCGGTCCAGTTGTGGCCAGCCTGTACTTACTTGTCCACCTGAATTAAAGTATCGATTAATACGACTTGCAGGATCAGCAAAGTAGTCTGTGCCCATGTCTTTGGTAAGAGATATTTGTACTGCGTCTTTGATTAGTTTTTCAACTGGTTCAAACTCGCCCTTTTCTAACAGGTCTGCTGACTTTAAAATAGCACGTTCAAGTTCTTGACGCTTGGTAAAGCTCTCAAACTCGGTCATGAACCAATCAAAGTGTCCTTCATTTAAGTCCGGTACAGGTTGTAGTTTAATTCCTGTGGTTGCACTGATCTGCATCTTGTCAGGCATGGTCTTGTGCTTGTCCGTGTGCTCTTTGATGAACTCAGCGGCTGGACGTAGACTCCGGTCAAAGTTCTGTGGATTATAAATGTTTTGAACACGCACATAACTGCCAGCGTCTTCTAGCATCATTTCCAGGAATAATCGTTGGACTTCAAGCCCGTAGTCTTTTAACAAGTTGTTTCTTCCTTAGTTCTATTTTAATTCGACTGCTTTCACTCGATTGCATTATAGTTAGCAGAGTAGTTAACTTACCCCAGAGTTTCACAGCATCGTTGATGTCCTTGACACCTTCGGGCCAGTTTGGAACACTTACACTCCACCCCAGTTCCACAGCACGATCAATCAATGCCACGCCTGCGGCATCTTGGTCTGGCACCACAACAACATTGCGTCCTAGACTACGTATTAGTCTTGCTTGGTCGTCACTGATTTCGTTGTGCATCACAGCCAGTCCACTGATACAGAGTGCGTCAAAGATGCCTTCTGTCACAATCACATGTTGCCAACCTGCTTGCTGTAGGTCTATTCCGAACACATAGCCTCGGGGCATGTCGTTGATATAGCGTGGATTACGATCATCTAAGAAGCGTATTGTACTGCCTACCACTTGGTTATTGTATGTGAACGGAACCACAACACCTGGGCGAGTAGTATTTGTAGCTGATACCATAACAGGATAGTCTTCTGGTACATGTCTATTCCTGAGATATGCCCAGTGCTCGGCTTGTGCAGGTGTTACAAAATCCACAAAGTTGGGCAAGTCTGTTTCTGCAAATTCAATTGGCGCCAGGCTATTCCAAACACGCTGACGATCTTCAATCATACCTTCCATGCTACGATGGCGCATGCTTTCAAGATTGATCTGATTAATGTCGTTTTCAGGAACACCTATCCATTCCAGCAAACGTCGTGCTTTGAATCCAATGTTGCGACCAAGAATAAAACTTGCGGTATACCCACAGTTGAAACAGTGATAACTCCAGCCCGGGTCAGACAGTTTGATACCACCACGTCCGCGTCGGTCCGGTGTGTTGCCGTTGTGTACACAGCAGGGTGCATTGAAGGAAATCCAACCAGAACTA